TAGAGAGGAGCAGCAGCTTGAGGTGCATGACCACTAGGAATATATTCCTTATGATCTGCAGCTATTGGGCTGACCATCTTATTCTTATCTGAATATCCATTAGTACCTTTTTCAATACCAATTTTAATACAAAACTCCTGACCTTGAAGAGCATCAACACCAGGAATCTTTCTTTTATTATTAGATTCAGGTGTTACGTCTTTAGGATCAAGACCAAGCATACTATCAACCAACAGACGTAAAGTTCTAAGACCATTTATTCTTGCCTTAGAAATGCCTTGATCGTTTTTAGCATCTCCATCAAAAAATATATTTTGCCAAACCTTACGCTTGTCAAACTTACCACCAACGATAGTAAATTCAGCCTCTATATACTTCGCACTTGAATGTGGAGACTCCTTAAACATCGGTGTGTTAGAAAACTCCTCTAGTGTTAAGTAGTTAGGTTTAATTAAAAGAATGGCACGAGCAATCGTTCCTTCAGGAATCAATTCAAACTCGGTATTTGTTTCGCTCATGGAAACATCATTTAAGTCAAGCATTATTCATATCTCCTTCTTTGCTGGACGTTACATTAGCAGGGTCAACAAAAGTCAATTCTCTTTCTGACTGCTTTACCCCACCACTCATTTTAGTCAGTAGTTTGCCTAAATGCGGCTCTTCCAATACATCGAGTCTGCCCGATCTATCTTTTGCTGGATACCCCCATTCATTTAACGTCTGACATACAAAAGCACGGTATGTGCCTGTATTCTCATCGCCAGTCAAAACTGCCATTGTGATAACTTCATCAACAATTCCTGGAAGTTCACGACCAGTCTTAGTGCCGTCTATTTGTAGTTCAAATATTTTACGACCATAATCGTCAACTTTCTCATCAAGAATACCAACGAAAATTACATTCTTACTACGAATATGTTGCAAGTGAGTAAGCCAAGACATCATCTCTCTGCCGTGCATACCATACACAGCACGAGTATCAACCTTGCCACTTCTCTCTGATTTATTATCAGCATGACCCATGCAATGCTGAAAACACAAACGACCTGCTACAGTAATACTATCAACAAATATGCTATCGTATTTGCTCATCATTTCTAATGGATCACCGTATAACGATTTTACATAATCGTAATGAGCATTACTGTAAGGTTGGTCGTCAGTTAAAGCTGGATTAGGACCACCTAAAAAACAAGCGAAGTCACGACATTCAGCCCATGTTTGTGGTCTTACCATGTCGATCATCCACCCCTCAATAGCTGCGTCTCCAGCTTCTAAGTCCATAAACAATGTTGTTTGTGAATCCAAAGTTCTTGCTAGTGTAGTTTTACCAACGCCACTTTGACCACAAATAACAATCTTATGACCTTTTTTTTCAGCCAAACGCTCTTCGGCTGTTATTATCTTTAATCCCATACAATCCTCCTAAACTGATATATCTATGGTTGTGCCTTTAAGTTCAACAACTCTATGTTCTTGTAACTTAGCTTTGATCGCTGGTTGAGCTGCATTGTATTTCTTTTCTTCAACAGAATAAGTTAACTTTGCAAAGTGCCTAGCGTCATCAGGCTGCATTTCTGTAAATGCAACAGCGAGACCTTCTTGATCCCAAGTAACTTTCTTGCTTAATGTTACTTTGACCTTATAACCATCTTCATTAATAGTTACTGTTCCGTAATCTTTACCATCATCAGCTAGTCTGTCACGAGCATCATTCTGATACCTTTCAGCTAACACAATGTTAAGATTATTTATCTTTTCTTTGACTTTATCTAATTCTTTTTTTAGATCCTCTTTATAATGATAAAGAGATTCAATAGAATTATGAAACATTTTTTCGGCATTCATTGACCTTCCTTCCGTATATTTAAGTTGCTAGAAACTCTAAAATAGGAACTGTAAACCAGTTTGTCAACAATATTTGTTATTTTTTTTTGAAAGTAAGTAAAATGTCAATGTTATGAATAGCTAACATAAGTTTTTTCTTTAGCTTAAATTCAGGTGTCAATACACCTTTTGCATCTTCTACAATGAATTTAGATTCACCGTTTTCATCTACTAATAAATATGTAAAGTCAGCAATATAATTGCATATCTTTTGACCATTTACATTTAATTCGTATTTAATTTGTCTGTCTAATTGGTCAACTACACCAGCTCTTTCCATAGACTTTAGCTGACCCCAACGCTCTGCTTCCCACCTAGAATCAAACTTTAATCCCATTGCAACTGTCTTTTTTGCAAAATACTTGTTGGGTTTCCCAACTTTTCTGGGTATAATTCTTTTATTATTGCTATACATGGGAGTTATTATAATGGCAGACACAACAAAATTCAAGTCAATTGGTATAGATGTTGATACTTATAACAAATTAAAAAAGATATGCGCTGATGAAAGACGCAATATTCGTCAACAAATATCTATTTGGGTGGACAAAGATTACGAAGAAAGATTTAAAGAAGAAAATGTAACTCGTTTAGGAATAGGAACACTTAATAATTAAGCGACTTGTTCTTTAATACCTATGGCTTCCATACGTTTTATTAAACGATTTGCACGATTAGTTACTTGTTTGTGCCATCTCGAATCTTCCATTTGAATTGCACATTCAAGCCAATCGTTGCTATCTATAGCAGCACGAAACTTAACAAATTTAGACAAACGAGGTCTGCCCATATTAAACATCATATTGCATAAGATCAATTGCACTTCTTCAGGTAATTCATCAAATTTATCAAATAACTTTTTACATTCTTCTATTGTGCCATGAACATCAGTTTGGAAACAATTATTAACTCGTTCTTCTGAAACTGATGTTCCTACTTCTTTACCATATTCTTCATCCCATTCTGTAATAAGGTGTCCTATCCCATGCGTTGGCAAACCTAAATGATCTAAGTAAATTTCGTACTTACATCCTTCATCTTCTTTTAATTCTTCTCTTAATTGCTCTATGTTCATTGAGTTAAATTCCTATATAAGTTTTGTCTTGATTCTGGTATTGATCTTGAAGCTATAGCTTGATCTTTAGGGTTAATTCCTAACGCAGCACCAACTCCAGGCTGTGTTATGTCTATACCACCGATAGATGTATTTATTGCTGGTGGTTTAACATTAGGAACATTTGTTCGCTCACTTAGAGGTGTCGGAAACATACCACCACTTTCAGGTTCTGTTCTTGAAGGCAGTAATGCTTGTTGAGCTGATTGCCTAACAACACGACCTATGTTTTCTGCACGATCTATTCCTGTATTAATTGCTTGTGAAACTGTAGCATTAACTCTATCTAAAGGATTAGCTCCACCTTTTTGCATTTTAATATATGTTTTTAAGTTTTCAGGCTTTGATCCTATTTTATTTAATATTTTAAATTTAGCTATGTCAAAAAACTTTTTAATAGGTGAATTAGTGTAAGCTGGAGCTGCAACACTACCTTCTTTACCTACATCTCCTAAAAATTCTATATCTTTAGCAAACTCTTTTAATGCTTTTGTATTACCTTTACCTAGAATTTGATCTAAAACTCTCGGCTCATAACCATCAATTAATTTTACTAACTTACTTGCTGCAGCTTGATTAGAAAATATTTCTCCGTCCACAGCACTAAGTATATCATCTACAACTAAACCTCTTAATTTATCCATTGTCGCACCGCTAGGATCTGTCTTTTCAAAAAAATCAACTATCTTTTTGACTTCTGAAGGACTTGCATTTCTTTTAGTTATTTGACCAACGGCTTCTTCTGGTAACAATTGATTGCTTTGAAGTTTGTTAACAACATTTATTTGATCTAATTCTGCAAAAGCCTTTTTAGCTTTTAACAATTCTTCCAATGATTGTGTTAAAGTATCATCACCACCAATGTTTTTTATTTTACCAAGAATTGCAGCATCTAACTTATCAGGGCCAGACATAGCTATTTGATCTGATAATCTTTTGACTCTATTCCAATTGTTTCCAAATAAAATTTTACCAGTAGAACTGTCTCCAAATCCTAAAGAATCAATGTGAGCTTTAAATCTAGCTCCACTAAATTTTCCTGATGCAATATCACCTATATCACTAATGCCAGTTTTATTGATACCTTCATCTAAGAATCTACGAGCCAATTGACCCCTAATGTCTTCAGCGGCATCATCTCCAACAGTTTTAAATAACTGTTTAAGTCTTTGTGGAGAATTAGATTTAACAACTCTGTCATAAAATTGATCTAATTCAAATTTACCTTTAGTACCAAAGCTACCTTCTTGTTTAGTTAAATTTTT